ACTAAGGCCAATGCAGCTCAAGCAGCCGCTATTGCCGCAGCCGCAACTGATGCAACTACCAAAGCCAACGCAGCTCAAGCAGCAGCAATTGCCGCAGTGACAAATGGTGCCGGCGCAGCTTTTGATACATTGAAAGAAATTCAAGATGCAATGGCAACTGACACAGAATTGGGTAATGCCATTAGTGGATTGACCCATACTGGTATTGCTGGTAATCTACCGGTAAACAAGTTGAACAGCGGCACTAATGCAAGCACTGGTACATTCTGGCGTGGTGACGGCACATGGTCTGTTGGCGTTGCAGGTCCTACAGGTTCACAAGGTCTTACTGGTGCTACTGGCTTAACTGGCCCAACTGGTGCAGCTTCTACAGTGGCTGGTCCTACTGGCCCAACAGGCGCTGCTGGTGTTGCTGGTGTTGCTGGTGTTGCTGGTGCCAACGGCGCACAAGGTCCAACTGGTCCTACAGGTCCTACTGGTCCTACTGGTCCCACTGGTAATCCGTTCGGTGGCGGTACGTTCAGTGGTGCAGTAACAATGAGCTCGAGTTTAACTGTTGGTGGTGGTATCCAAACAACTGCCAACAATGCCCAGAACATTGGTTCAGCTGCCGTAAAATTTGCTACAGTTTACGCCACTACATTCAGTGGTGTATCGACTACAGCAAAATATGCTGACTTGGCAGAGAAATACGAAGCCGACGCCGAGTATGCTCCGGGCACAGTGGTATCTTTTGGCGGCAACGCTGAAGTTACTGCAAGTACAGATGCTGACTCTCGTGTAGCTGGTGTTGTCAGTACAAACCCTGCTTACACCATGAACAACGAATTGGTTGCTGCTCATGTTGTTACTGTGGCATTCACTGGTCGTGTACCATGCCGTGTCATTGGAACTGTACGCAAAGGTGACTTGATGGTATCCGCCGGAAATGGTCGGGCACGCGCCGAAGCACATCCTGCACCGGGCACAATCATTGGTAAAGCTCTTGCCAACCATGACGGTGTTGAAGGCACAATCGAAGTGGTAGTTGGACGCTTCTAAAAGGTTTATACTAGCAGGCAGCTGCTAGTACTGCCCTACTAAGAATAGGACCTTCGGGTCCTATTCTTTTGGCCGAATATACGCAACAACAGCACCGGCACAAGGCAACCTGTGGTAGTGATCGGTCGGCAGAGCATCTATAAAGGTCACCGGGTATGATTAAAGAACAACTTCGTAGTGATTACGAAGGCGAAAAAATGTCAATGTTGAATGTATGAAGTATTGTAGTTTTGTCAGTCACTGCGAGGTGTGAGCATTATGTTCAATAGTGATCATTTTGTTGCGAACTGCATCAAAGTTCACAGTGGACCAGAGTCCAGGATGCATGGGCCGTGGCCAAGTGCCACTTGCAATCCACGCCCACCCAATGTGTTCGTCGTTCAACACCACAGAAAACTCATCGGCTACACTGCAAAAAAATGTATGATATACAAAACCACTGTCGGCACTGGTGAATTTTTCTATAGGTACCAATCGCAAGTACTCAGGCATACTACCCAGCTCTTCGACACACTCTCGGGTCATTGCATCTATCAGTGTTTCACCCGCTTCAATTTTACCACCCGGCAGTCCCCACGAATCAGGATGCCGTGCATCGTTGCGCAGTAGATAAAGATATCTCTGTGTGGCTATGCTGTAGAACCAAACTCCAACTGCGATCAAAGCACTATTCTCCACTGGCCTCCTGGATATAGTCCTTGATAACTTTTGACCCATGTGGTACCTGTCCATTTATACTGTATACCAGTTGTGATATTGGTGACATATTGCAAGTTGACCGGGCTGGATGTGTTGTCGAATACCACTTGCCACCGACCATCGACATATTCAATGATATCATTTACTTTGGCAATCAGTGGCTGGCCCAGTGCGCCTTGCCACGCTGTTGCATTGCCCGACTCACTGCCAGTGTCTTCGGTCAGCAAGTATCGTTGACCCGCAGCAGCAGCCGGAAGACCTGCACTGGGCCCGCTGCGAAGTGGATCAATAACCGACCGAACTGGCGACAGTGTGTTCTGTGGAGTAGAATCTATGTTGACAGTGTACAACATAAATCGATCGTCTGTTGGGTCGTATGCAACTTCACCTACTACTTCGGTACCATCGGGCTGTTCTAGAAATACTTGACTGATACCAGGCCTGAGTACTCCGTATGCCCCGATCAACGAAGTCCACAGCAAGTTGCTGTCTGGTGAATCAGCTGGCGTTAAACTTGCATTGGATTGATCTACCACAGCACTAGGTCGTAATGCTTGTAATTTATTGTTGATCAACAATATTTGAGAATCCCACGGAGTAATTACCACTCGTGTGCCCAGTAATAAATCATTGTCCAACACTGCATTTGATGCATCGCCGTTGGAATCGTGTATGTTGGCAATGATGCGTTCGACTACTCCTAGTTTTTTAACCTTGGCCGGACTACTGATCCAAATTGGCAACGAGAATGTCATCGTACACACATCGATTGAGTCAGTAGTACCAACAGGGATTGCTCTGGAACTCCAGGCAGTTGACACCAGTTCAACTACACTTAGACTGGTCCAGTCAATATAATTGTCTGTGCTTTGTACTTCCAATGCAGGATTAAACAGCACTGCTATTTGTTCCAGTAACTGCATTTTTTGATTGGTATTAGACGTCCATATATCTAATTTGATCGTTAGTTTGTATGGCACCGGCATCAAGCGTTCGATAGTGAATGCATTGCCCTGTGTGGTTTCGTAAGTGTTGGTATTATCGTCGTAAGTGCGCTGTCGAACAGCAGTCTTGTTTACAAAATACGGTTCTTGCATTCTAGGACGGTCGTAGTCGAATCCTGTGATATAAAACGACATCATGGGCACTGAGGTCATAAAGTTAGCAGAGTTATTCTGCATGACAGTTTGTACTTGGCGACTCGAATCGCCGTAACGGATTGGCACCCGTACCAATGTATGTGCTGTGCCTTCTTCGTTGCGTCCGTACTCTACTTGAAAGTTTGAAAAGATTCTCGTGAACTGCAACAAGAACCGACGAATCTGCTCGTCATAAAAAAACATTGGGTTTGCACTGGAATTTACTGTTGTCATTTATTAACCGCCGTTATCTGCATTGGGCTTGAGAATGTCACTTAGACTCTGTCGGCTTGGTATCTCGCCGCGATCAGTAGTCTGCACTGTGTTTCTGTTGTTGACAAATCCTGCTCTCAACGACGCAGCATTACCTTCAGATTCCAGTACTGGTTTGATTCGTACACTGTCTTCGATCTTGGTCCAAGACCCGCCGTTGAAACGGAACAAGCGATTCGGAAAGTAATCTAATCTCAATGCATAATCTCCCACTGCGGGATTTGTCGGAAATCCCGCGCCGGCAGTGACTGGCAATCCGTTTGGCGCAACACCATCACCTGTTAAGTAGCCAATTGTATATCCGTCGGCCTGCGGAGTAGTACCTTGCCCGCCTTGTGTGCCGTCTACTGTAGGCGGAGATTGATCAGCAGTAAGTCCTGCAGTAGCCGGCTGCCCGTCTTCTGAGGTAGGAAGAATATAAAACTTAACAGTATCGTAGCCAGTAAGAGGAACTTCGATATTTGCTTGTGTCAGGATAGCATCGTTGATTTCTAAATCTTTTGTACGAGTCGAAGTTTTGTCAGCAATTGTATCTGGAGTTTTTTCAATCCAGTATGTAGTATTGGTAATATCGGTGCCAGCTGGCACATCGGTTTTGGCAGTGTAAAACTTGTCGCCATTGTTTACAACAGTACCAGCTGGATAAAAATTACCCGGATCCCACAGATTGTTGGGTTCAAATGCCTGCTTGGTGATACTATTATATTCTTGTGAATCCACCATTGGAGTGGCTTTGACACGCCACAGGTGGGGTAGCCATGTTTGACTAAAGCCTTCACTGGCAAATGCTGCATCCTGGATAACATACCAGCGGGGCAATGCCTTGACCAGATTTGAATTCAATGGGTGATAATCAATCAAGTTTGGAATTTCAATTACATCACCGGCCATCAACTTACGACCAATGGTGTCGATCATGGTATTGTAATGGAATGTGATAAACAATGTATCATTATTTAGAAACAGTCCAAACTGCGTAAGATCAAAGTCAATATCCGCAACACGATACACGCCGCGCTGAACATATACACTTGGATCGTACTGACGATCTCTATTTTCTAACAGCAACAGGTCTTCGATGAACAGTGGATTCTGTGTATCGTATACAGGTAATGTAGCATCAGCATCACCGGCATCACCAGTAGACGGCCCGATGTATTTGTGGATATATATATCCAACCCGCCAACAGTGTACATTTCCGCTATGGTTCTGTCTAAGAACTTGTAATCGGATGTTTTGTTGGGTCTGTATAAACTTAATTTAGGCATATGTTATTTATCGTGCCAGTTGACCTGAAAAACAACTTATGCTATAATAACAACATAACTAGCAGCAATGGAGTATCATATGACCGTAATTACCCGTATCAAAGCACTCAATCCCAAGAATCCTGACACCAAATTTATGGGACATGAGCCTACTTGGGAGGTGCAACCCATTGCAGAAGTGCGGATTGGACTGCTGTCTGCTGCATTTACTTGGTACAACTACTTTTACAACAAGAAAGATGCACGGGACATGGTGGTTGCTTATTTAGAGCACAACAACCGTAAAGCAGATGTAAAAAAGCTTCGTGCAGCCAGCGACAGTGCAATTGTATTGACAGCAGCCTGGCTCTGCCGCATGTCAATGGTGGGATTAGAACTGACAGAAAACGAAGCCACTAAACTGGAAGAAATGCTTCAGCAGACATTGCGGTCAAAAGAACAAGTAGTGGTCGAAGTGGTCAAAGATGGGGCTGCTGCAAAGCTTACGATCCAGGATCGTCTGCGTGACAAAGTAATGGAATGTTCTGCAGAGCTAGAAGGTATTCTAGACGCGTTTATTGCGGACGGCGCCAAAATGAGTGCCAGCTACAAGCCAATTGTAACAATGCGCGGCATGAATGTAGCACCACAAATGGTAAAAGAAATTGCTGAGATTTGGCAGCGCAAGCTTCCGGAATTCGAAGCAGTGGTTGCTGGCAAAGATTCCGCATTGGTGGAAGGCTACAGCAATCTTAGCAAGATTCAAATGCGCGGCGTGATTAAATTCTGCGAACAAGTGATCAGCGACTGCGGCGCGTATGTTCAGATCAAGAAAGTTGAACGCAAGCCCCGTAAGATCAAGGTGGTATCACCAGAAAAGCAAGCAAGCAAATTCAAAGTTATGACAGTGTTCCCAGAGCTCAAGCTGACAGGGTTGCCAGCAGCAAGCCTAGTGGAAAAAAGTGAAGCATGGATTTACGATACTAAAAAGCGTAAACTTATCCATGTAGTAGCAGACAGCCATGTGGGTACATTCACTGTGAAAAGCAACAGTGTGATTGGATTTTCCACTGTGGAGAGTCAGCAAAAAACAGTGCGTAAGCCCGCCGATGTTGTCAAAGCAATTCAAACAGCAGGCAAACCCGCTGCGCGAAAAATCTTTAAAGATCTTACCACTACTGAAACAGTGTTCAATGGTCGCGGTACAGAGAATCTGATCATTCTAAAATCCTGGTAAATAACTATGAACGGAGTTCATACATGGCCATCGAAGAACAATCAAGTCTTACAGTACTAAAGCAAACTCTTATCGAGTATGTGCGCCTACAACTGGGCGCACAGATTATCGATATTGAACTGGACGCCGAACACTACGAAGCTGCGTATCAAAAGACCATTGGTGTTTATAGACAACGGGCACAGGGAGCATACGAAGAAAGCTACACTTTTATGCAGTTGATCAAAGATGTAAACATCTATACATTGCCCCAAGAAGTGATTCAAGTTCGTCAAATCTTCCGTAGATCGTTTGGCGACAGTGCCGGGCCGTTCTCGTCAAACTTTGATCCGTTTAGCCAGGCCAGTATGAATGTTTATCTAATGAACTTCAATGTAGCAGGCGGCCTAGCAACATACGACTTCTACAGTCAGTATGTTGAACTGGCAGCACGAATGTTCGGAGGCTTCATGAACTATACTTGGAATCCTGTTACTAAAAAGATCCAGGTCATTCGAGATCCCAAAGCCACTGGTGAAAATGTACTGCTTTGGAGCTACAATCTAAAGCCTGAGTTTAATCTGTTAAGTGACTATCAAATCTCACAATGGATCCGTGACTACATGGTGGCCAACTGCAAAATGATCATTGGCGAAGCCCGTGAGAAGTTCGGTACCATTGCTGGACCACAGGGCGGAGGCACTCTAAACGGTGCAGCAATGAAAGCCGAAGCACAAACACAAATGGATACCTTGCTGTTGGATCTAAAGAACTATGTGGATGGCAGTGCTCCCATGTCGTGGATAATTGGCTGATTGGGTATGTAGTAGGATAAACTATAACTTATGTAATTGGATTAGATAAATAATAGTATGAAAAACATACTATTAGCCATTATCAACAACGATACAAGCTACAACAAGTCGGCAACTAAGATGCTCAAAAGATCTGATCCAGAGATGTGGAGACAGATAATAGAAAAAACATCGTTCCTTCCAGACACAGCAAAACCCAGACAACGGGTATGGCATATTATAAATGACATTTATGAAATACCTAAATGCCCCATTACACACAACTATGTTAAATGGCACGAAAATAGGTATCTCGAAACACTAAATCCAACCGCAGCAATAACATTGCAACACCAACGTGGCGTTTTTGCAAATTGTTATACTCCGGAAATAAACGAAAAACGGGCTGCTAGTAATAGAGGAAAGACGATTGCCTCTGGCACACGAAAAATACCCAACATATCTAACGAAACTTTAAAAGCCCGGGTCGAGAAAATTAAACAAACCTGTTTAGAAAGATACGGAGTCAAAAATCCGAGCCAAACTAAAGAAGCGAAAGAAAAAATCTATCAAAAAGCAGTAGAGCGTGGATGTACTCCCAGGAAAGACAGATCAATTCGCCGAATATATTATGATGCAGTGTGGAAATTTACTGAAGAGAGCTGGAAATCTCAGTTCGATAAAATAAATCCAGCTAGGCTAAATCGAACACATAATGCGCTGGACCATATCTACTCGATTCAACAAGGGTTCCGTGATTGTATTCCACCGTTTATAATTGGGCATTATTCTAATCTCCGTGTTATTTCACTGAGCGAAAACGGTATCAAAGGAATGCGATGTGATAAAACTAAAGAAGAACTTTTTGAAGATTTTTTTACTTGACACTATTACCATAAATGTGCTATACTAAGCGCATGGCACATTTAATGATCGATATAGAAACAGCATCTACTGGGGTAAATGCTACCATTTTAACCATTGCGGCACAGAGCTTTGACCCGTTTGGTACAGGGTATTACCCGCAACATTATTATGCTAGGGTCTCTATCGAGAGTCAGGAAACTCGCACCATTGACAACGGCACCCTAGATTGGTGGGCATCGCAACCAGCCGAATCAAGAGAAGAAGCGTTTAACGAACAAGACAGAGTACCACTTGATACAGCACTAGATGGACTTGGTAAATTAATTTGGACCAGTGGGTTTTTATGGGCCCAAGGTCCGACGTTTGACTGTACCATTCTAGAACATGCTTACAAAAGCTATAACAAGCCTCTTCCGTGGCAATACTACAAAGTTAGAGACAGTCGAACAGTGTTTAGTCTTTGGCCAGATCTGCCTAAACCACCTACTAGTCATCATGCATTGGAAGACTGCCGTAGACAGATTGATCTATTGCAAGCAACATTGCGACACTTGAAAGTCACAGCACTATCATGACATTGCCAAAATTACTTGTTATCGGTCACGGCCGCCACGGTAAAGATACAGTATGCGAACTACTGCGAGATCAGTATCAATTTGTATTTAGATCCAGCTCGGATTTTTGTGCAGAGCGTTTTATCTATTCAGCACTGAAAGACAAGTACGGATACACTTCGTACGATCAGTGCTATGCAGACCGACACAATCATAGAGCAGAATGGTTTGACATGATTCACGCTTACTGCAAAGATGATTATGCTAGGCTTGGTCGAGAAATATTCAAAGAAAATCATATCTATTGTGGACTGCGTAACAAAGCTGAATTCCATGCCATGCGCAACACCGGGGTATTTGACTACTGTATCTGGGTAGATCGGTCAGATCATTTGCCACTGGAGGATCGTAGCAGTATGAATTTAGATATCTGGATGGCCGATTATGTGATCGACAACAACGGCACGCTGACCGACTTACATCGTAACACTTGCCAGCTGGCCGAGCATATTGGCCTATCGGCCGACGATGTGCTAAAGATCCGGGGCTAAGTCGCCAGCGGCCCACGGCGTGGTGGACTTCTTAATGTCTACCGTGCAGTTTAAACACACAGTCTTTAAGTTTTTTACAGTGGTGTTATGTAGATTTCCGTCCACATGATAGACCAACAACTGTGCTGCATACTTTGATTTAAAGCCACATTTATCGCATGTGGCTTTTTTCTTATAGCCAGCAGACTGCCAACGCGGCACAGGTGTTTTAATTTTTCTTTGTTTCTTAATGCAAGGCTCGCACCGCGCTCTATAGTGGGTTATATCGTCTCGATGATAGTTGACAGCACATGATCGTTGATTACATGCAGGGCATAGTGGTCTTTCCATGATATATTTATTATAAAACCTTTGGCAAAGGGGGTTATAAAAGTATTTTTTCTGTTTAGGTGCTAAATATTGGTAACTTAGAAAAAGGACCAGACCATGGCATTAACATCCCCCGGCGTAGAAGTATCGATCATTGACGAGAGTCAATATCTTCCTGCTGCCACCAATTCAGTACCGTACATCTTGATGGCAACCGCACAGAACAAAGCTAGTGCAGCCGGAACCGGGGTAGCACCGGGCACATTGGCTGCAAATGCCAATCAAGTTTACTTGATTACTAGCCAACGAGATCTAGCCTCTACATTCGGTAATCCATTCTTTTACAAAACAACTGCCGGTACTCCAATCGACGGATACGAGCTGAACGAATACGGTCTATTGGCTGCGTACTCTGCACTTGGTGCAAGCAATCGCGTGTATGTTCAGCGTGTCGATGTTGACTTGACAGAACTAACTGCTTCGCTATCACGACCCACTGGCGCACCAAACAACAACACTTACTGGCTGGACACTGCTGCTTCGCAGTGGGGAATTTTTGAGTGGAATCAGACTACTAATGCATTCACTGTAAAAACTCCAATTGTGATTACCAACACGGACCAGTTGGAAATTTCTACCACAGTGCCGTTACAGACAGTTGGCAGTATTGGTGACTATGCCATCACAGCAACCAGTGTGTTTAATCCTGGCTACTACAAACGCGGTGGCCCAACGTCGGCGCAAACTGACTCTGTTGAATTATCAAGTCTTTATAATACATGGGTATTGATCGGAAGCGACGAATGGAAAACATCGTCGCCCACTGTAACTGGCACATTGGCACCAACTTCGTTAAACGCAGGAAATTCATTCTACATCAACAACGTACTAATTGTAGTTGGTGCAAACGCAACAACAAATGATGTCGACGGACTAGTCACTGTAATTAACAGCACCGGCACCGCTGGCGTATACGCTGCCAACATCGGTGGTAAATTATATCTGTATGCTGATTCTACTGCGGAAAACGACGGTAGTACTGCAAATGGTGGCGTGATTTCGTTGTCTACTGGCATAGGTACTCCATTGACAGCATTGGGTATCAGTGCTGTTGAATATTTTTCTCCAGCATATCAGGCCAGTGCTAGTTATACTGTGCCACGTTGGAGACTAACTGATACACAACCGCACCCGACTGGTAGTGTATGGCAAAAAATTTCAAATGTTAATCAAGGTACCAACCTAGTAGTTAAAAACTATAGTTCGGTACTGGGCACATTTATTGCACAGAGTTGCCCGTTGTACACGTCAGAGTTTGACGAGCTGTATGCACAAGATCCAAGTGGCGGCGGTACAAACATCCCACCGGGGTCAACATACGGACTAGTCGATATTTTTAACAATAACACAAGTGCAATAACAATTTTCAACAGATTTACATTGGGTACAACAGAGATCACTGGCAACAGTGATTCACCGGGACCGTTTATTGCCGGAAATACCTTTACAATCAATGCAAGTCAGCCAGGCACTGCTGCTGGTACCTCGGCTACAGCTGAACTATTGGGCACTACAGCAGCAGACTTTGTTGCAGCAGTGAGTGCCGCCAATATTCCTTATGTTAGTGCTACTGTCAACAGTGCAGGTGCTATTGTAATGACACATTCAACAGGCGGCTCTGTGCTATTAGTTGATCTAGTCGGTACACCAATCATTGCTGCCGGATTTACTATCGGTGCTCGGGGTGTACGCCAACGCTACTTAGATGGCGTAGCCGCCGGTGTAATTTTAAGTAACTGGGTCGAGTCTCCAACATTCACATATACTGCAAGTGCTGTTGCACCGGATCAAGATCCTGCAGATGGCCGTTTATGGTACTACGGTGCCACTGATCAAGTAGACATCATGATCCAAGACAACGGCACATGGCAAGGTTATCAGAATGTAACCAACGATGTACGCGGTTTTGATCTAAGCAATACCAATGCTGCTGGTCCCATTATTGCAGCCTCGGCACCAACCACACAGACTGATGTTTCAGCATCACCGCTGGTATACGGCGATCTGTGGGTTGACACAAGTGATCTAGAAAATTATCCAGTTATCAGTCGCTGGCAATCAGTCAGCGGGGTTGATCAGTGGGTAGTTATTGACAACACTGACCAAACCACCGACAATGGTGTATTGTTTGCAGATGCCAGATGGGCACCCAACGGCACAACGGATCCTATCACCGGAGCTTTTCCACCGATCACTAGCTTGTTAACAAGTGATTATTTAGACTTGGATGCACCGCAGGCAACTTTGTATCCGCAAGGCATGATGTTGTTCAATCTGCGCCGATCTGGATTTAATGTCAAGAGTTTTCAAGTCAACTACTTCAATAGCGAGACATTCCCGGACGACACACTGCCGTCTGTGACAAACGCATGGGTAACAGCAAGTGGTAATAAAATTGATGGCGCACCCAACATGGGCCGCAATGCTCAGCGCAGCATAATTGTTGCTGCAATGAAAGCTGGTATTGATACCAATACTGATATTCGCGAAGAACAGCGTCAGTTCAACTTGATTGCTAGTCCGGCATATCCGGAACTAATGGCCAATATGGTTGCATTGAACAACGAGCGCAACAACACGGCATTTGTAGTGGGAGACACGCCGTTAAGATTGGCGCCTGCCGATGTGATAAATTGGGCAAACGGCGCCGACGGCGATGTGTTGGTCGGCGGCGATGCCTACATGGGATTGTTCTATCCAAGTTGCCAAACAACTGATTTGAGCGGTAGTGCTGTTGTGACTGCACCAAGCCACATGATGATTCGAACTATTATTCGTAGTGACGAAGTATCGTTCCCTTGGTTTGCACCAGCAGGAACACGACGCGGCGTAGTTGACAATGCGGTACAAATTGGATACCTTTCAGCTAGTTCTGGAGAGTTTACTCCATTGGGTGTTAATCAAGGACTGCGTGATGTATTGTACGAAAACTCGATCAACCCAATTACATTTATTCCCGGTGTTGGCATTACTAATTTTGGTAACAAAACCAGCACAAGTAGCTTGTCTGCACTGGATCGTATCAATGTTGCGCGACTGGTTGCATATATTCGTGGACGATTGGACGTCATTGGCAAGCAGTACTTGTTCGAGCCAAACGACCAAATCACTCGTAATCAGATCAAGAATGCAATCGACGGATTGATGATTGATTTGGTTGCCAAACGCGGTATCTACGACTACTTGGTCGTGTGTGATCTAACAAACAACACACCGGCCCGTATTGATCGTAACGAATTGTATGTTGATATTGCTATTGAACCAGTCAAGGCAGTTGAGTTTATCTACATTCCAGTTCGTATCTTGAACACAGGCGCAATATCCGGCGGTTAAACATAGATTAAAAAGGAGCAGAGATGCTCCTTTTTAACCAGACTCAACTACCATAAATAACAGTATATAGGAGACCAACAAATGGCCGTATCATCACTCAGCAAAATGACAGTGCCTTTGGCCAGTGACCAAAGTCAATCTACACAGGGCGTATTAATGCCTAAACTCAAATATCGTTTCCGAGTGATGTTTGAAAACTTCGGTGCAGCAGCCAATGCTGCTCCGGTAACTGAATTAACAAAACAAGTAATTGACTTTACTCGCCCAACTGTTACTTTTGCACAAATTGACTTGCCGATTTATAATTCGACAATCAAAATGGCTGGCAAACATAGCTGGGGTGATGTTACATGCAATCTACGCGATGATGCTGGCGCAAATGTTCAGAAACTTGTGGGCGAACAACTGCAGAAGCAATTGGACTTTATGGAAATGGCATCGGCCAGTGCCGGTATTGACTATAAGTTCATTACTAAATTTGAAGTACTGGATGGTGGCAACGGTGCAGTGGAACCGATTGTTCTTGAATCATGGGAACTGTATGGTTGCTATTTAAAAGAAGTAAACTACGGCGATGCAAACTACGGATCAAGCGAAGCAATGACCATTGCGCTGGGCATTACTTTTGACAATGCTAACCAAGTAGTTGGCAGCGGCGTTGGCTCGGCGGGCACATTGGTCGGTCGTGCTGGCTCGGTTGCAACTGGCGTGTCAACAGGACTCTAATGAGTTTTGGACAAGACTTTTTAACGGGTTTTACTGGCAACAATGGGTTAAGAGATTTTACCCATGCCAGTAAAACTTTTCGCACGAACGGCTACGAACTAGCACCCAGACTCAAGTTTCTCTTTCACACATATTTTAATTTAAACACAAGTGGAATTCCCAGTCTGCAAAATTTGGTCGGCAACGGAGATGCTGCCAGCATTGGCCTCTCGGTCAAGACAATTGACCTTCCCAGCTATCAAATTGCAGTGGACACACTGAATCAATACAATCGCAAACGCCTGGTACAGAGTAAAATTGAATACCAGCCAGTGGTCATTACATTCAACGACGATGGCGGAGATTTAATTCGTAACCTATGGTACAACTATTTTAGTTACTACTACAAAGATCCTGTGCAAAAATACGAAGGAATTCCCAACACCAGTGGCACCAGTGGCAATTTACAAACAACACCTGCCGGATTTGGTTATACCACAAGAGACACCTACAATAACGACAGATTTGTAAACGACTGGGGTTACACTGGCGAAAGCTATACAGACGGAACATTCAGTCCCGAAGGTAAACCGCCATTCTTTAGAGACATTAAAATTTACGGCTTGAATCAACATAAGTTTGCAGCATATGTATTGATCAACCCAATGATAACTGACTGGAGACACGACACCTATGACTATAGTCAAGGCAACTCCACAATGACACATACTGTAACAATAAAATATGAAACAGTGAAATATTATTCTGGTGCCATTGGCGCAAGTCGGCCTGACACCAATGTGGTGGGATTCGGCGATCCTGCACACTACGATCAAATACCAAGCGCCTTGGCATTTCCCGGCAGTCAGGCCACAGTGCTGGGGCAAGGCGGCTTGTTGGATGCCGGAGTGGGTATCATGCAAGATATCACTGCACTTGCATCGGGCAGAGGAAGTCTTTCCAATGTAATCGGCGGTGTGCAAAAAGCACTGAATGTAAACGCCACATTGAAGAAAACACCAATTGGTGATATTGTCAGAAACGATGCGCAAACAGTAAAACAAGATGTGCTGCGAAACAGCCTTCCTGCAGCGGTTCGATCAGCTGCTAACTCTGCCAATGGACAAATATTTCCCAAAGGATCAAAATGAGTTCAGTCAACACTCCCAATTACAATATAGATCTCACAGTGAGAGTATTTGACGACTTCTACGGGTTTGATACCAACATTGCAGTGAATGAATACGATGCAGTTCTTAGTTACTTCAAATCAATTTACACAACCAAAGAAGCCGCTGGAAATTTTACAACTGCTATATTCAGAATTGCAGCAGAACAAAATATACCAGCAATCACACTGGTTGAGCAACTTAAAACTGCTTCGGGTCCTGCAGAATTAAATTTGACCATTGCTTACTACCTCAATGGTCTGCGTAGCAATAGTACATTGTTGGGTGTTTCGGCACCTGTGCAGCCAAATTTCTATGCAGTGCGTAATATCAGAGCATGAGCAAGTTTGCCCAGGGCCCGTACATTGTTAAAAATCCTGCCAAATATGTAGGCAAGGGCATACCCCGTTACAGATCTGGATGGGAATTGTCATTTATGAGATTCCTTGACAACAACGACAATGTAATGCAATGGGCAAGTGAATCAATACAGATTCCGTATCGTAACCCAGTCACTGGCAAACAAAGCATTTATATTCCAGACTTTTTAGTCACCTATCGTGCTCGTAACAACACATTGATTGCCGAAGTGATCGAAATCAAACCCAAAAAACAAAGTGTAATCGAAAGTAAGATGAGCAACAAAGACCGTATGATTGTTGCTGTGAATTATGCTAAATGGGCATCTGCCGAAAAATGGTGTGCTCGCAACGGATTGAAGTTTCGCGTAATTACAGAATTGGATATGTTCAGAAACGGGCGTAGTAAATAGTAAACTATGCAAAGTATACTAAATAATAGTATGACAGTTTATTATCTCTACAAAAAAACCCATAAAATAACTAATTTAAAATACTTGGGATTTACAAAAAAAGATCCTTGCAAGTATAAAGGATCTGGTATTCGCTGGTTAGCCCATCTTAAAAAACACGGGTATGATATCGAAACAGAGATATTATATGAAACAACAGACCGAAATAAAATACAGCAATTAGGTGAATATTATAGTAAACTATGGAATGTTGTTCACGCCAATGAATGGGCAAACTTAAAGCCTGAATCAGGCGAAGGTGGTGGCGTTCCAGGAATGAATAAAGGCAAGCGACGCCCTGAAGAACACAAAGTTGCTATGAAAGCAGGATGGGAACGGATCAAGCAAGAAGGATACCAGCCCTGGAATAAAGGAATCACTGGACTGAAGGGTCCTTGTCAACCTATTATACTAATTTCTCCCAACGGTGTGCCTTATCATTATGAAAGTATGAAGCAAGGATGCCGAGAAAATAATCTCATTTATACAAAAATGAGTAATGTAAAAAACGGGCACTTGTTGCATCACAAAGGTTGGACTGTGTCTACCAATGCGGTAAATATGGTATGACACGAAAACTTGAAGAATTATTCGATATGACTCCTTCGTTTGATAAAAACGAAGTCGCCCAGGATATCGAAACTACAAGAT